GGCTTGATGATGGGCGGTCTATAATGGCATGGGAAGACTCTCTACATGAAGCATCTTTCAGGGGCATTGCCTTTTATTATCGCTCTGTAGAGAGCGAAGTGGGCAGGCGTAATGCGATCTTTGAATTCCCAAAAAAAGATGCGCCATTTTCTGAGGATATGGGTCGGCGTGCTCGAAAATTCAGAATTGAAATTATTTTAATCGGCGACAATTATCACCTGCAGCGCGACGCAATTAGGGACACTTTGGAGGCTCCGGGGGCCGGTAAGTTTGTTCACCCTTTCTGGGGCGCAATGTCTGTTGTTGTGGATGGTGGGGCTAGAATTGTAGAGTCTACAGACCACGGCGGAATGTGCACTATTGATGTAACTTTTTCCGAATCTGGCGAAAAGTTGCAAAGTGCGAAAAAAGAGGACACAGCATCAACGCTTGTGACGCAAGCGGAATCTACATCAAGCGCGCTTGCTAACGCATTTAATTCTGCTTATGTCACTGCCCAAAAAAGCGCAAGCGTGGTGTCTGATGCGATAACAAAGGTAAATAATGCGGCAACACAGATCGACAAAGCGCGCGGAAAAATAGCCGCCGCGCTTAATGTAATTAATGACGTAAAAAACTCAATAAACAATTTTGTTGGATCAATCGCAAACATTATAAGATTACCAGGTCAAATTGCTACAGATATCAAGTCACTTGTTGCGTCTGTTTATTCTTCAGTTAAGCAAATACAAGACGCCGCACAGCAAACTTTAAACGCAATTTTTGGCGCTGACAATCTTGATGCGGATGTCAGAGCGCAGGCGTTGATGCTTGCACATTCAGAGCTTAAAAAATATGGCGAAGATTTTAAGACGATCGACGGTCAATCCTCTGTTGCTATATCAAAAAGAGAAAATCAAGCCGCGTTGATTCAGCTTGTGCGGACAACGTCTGTTGTTGAGTCGTGTAACTCGTTGGCTATTCTTGACTTTTCAACGGCAACGCTTGCGCAATCGGTGCGTGATATTTTGTCTAGCGATATAGACACAATCGCACAAGATGCCGATGACGATCTTTATTCAAAGCTTCAAGATCTGAAGGCGGCGCTTGTTGCTCATCTAAATAGCGTCGCCGTTACTTTGCCTAATCTTGTCGAGTACGTGCCTGCAAAAACACTTCCGGCCCTTGTGATTGCTCACACTGTTTATGCTGATGCAAAAAGAGACGGCGAGATCATAACTGCTAACAATGTTTCAAACCCTAATTTTATATTGGGCGGCGAATCAATCAAGGTGTTACAAGATGGATAACGTTTCTTTATCGATCGGCGGAGTTGAATACTCTGGCTGGACGTCCGTCCTTGTCCGTCGTTCGCTCGATGAGTTTTGCTCTAGTTTTATGCTCGATCTTGCGGATACTTGGCATAGCAGTAAAAATCAAATACCGTTTAATGCTGGTGATTCTTGCTCAATTAAAGTTGGTAAGGATTTAATTCTGACAGGTTACATTGATGAAATATCTGTGACGTCCGATTCTGAAGATCATATTCTTTCAGTTTTAGGCAGATCGAAAGCTGGCGATCTGGTTGATTGCTCTGCGATTTATAAAACTGGAACTTTCGTAAATCAGACGCTAGTAGATATCGCCAAGAAAATATGTTCGCCTTTTGGTATATCTGCAAAAACAGACGTTACAGGAATCGGCACAATTAAAAAAGTATCAATTCAAGACGGTGAAACGTGCTTTGATTTTCTAAACCGTTCTGCGAAAATGGAAGGATTGCTTTTGACATCTACGCCAAGCGGTGACGTGCTCTTTACTCGCGCAGGAAGATCAAAGCGAAGTTTTACAATTTCAAGCACAACAAACGCAATCAAATGCGAGTACACAGACAATAAAAAAGACGTATTTTCATCGTATATTTTCAAAGGGCAGACGCTTACAGGTGAAGAGTACAGAGGCAAAAACTACAAGCCAAAAGCTTCCGCGTCTGATGCTCTAACAAAGCGTTATCGTCCAATAATAATACAAGCAGAGTCACAGGCTGAAAATGCAAGGCTTAGTGTGCGCGCTAAATGGGAGCGCAATGTTAGACGCTCACAAGCTAAAAAAATAGCTTACACGATTCCAGGTTGGCGAGAGAATGGCGTTCTTTGGGACATCAACAGTCTCGTTTCTGTTGCAGATCCAATTTTGGGAATTGAGGACACTTTGCTTATTGCGTCCGTGGAGCTATCGCTTGACGAGTCAGGCACAAAGACAACGCTTGAGCTAGTCCATCCAAACGCTTACAGTATTTTTACACTTGGGGCTGAAAAAGCCAAAAAGAAAAAAAGCGGAAGCATTTTAGGGCCACTTTAATGGATGCTAAACAGATCATAAAATTAGTTAAGTCTGTTGTGTCTCCACTCGCGACATCAACACGTCTTATGATCGGCCGTGGTATTTTGAGACTAGTCGAAGATGCAAAAGCGATACAGACAGCGCAAGTTGATCTAAACGCTGACGAAACGCAAGACGGCGTTGAAATATGGCATCAATACGGTATTGCATGTAATCCGCCAGACGAATCCGAATGCCTGACGTTTTGCGTGGGTGGGCAGCGTGATAACGTCATTGCTATGTGCCCAAATGATACAAGATACAGGCCTAGAAATTTATCAAAAAACAACGTTGGATTGTATAATGATAAAGGCTTGTGCTTAGTACTTAATCAATCGCAATCAGCAACAACAGATGTTCCATCCCAATTCGCTGCGCGTGCGGATCTTGTGCTTGCTGAACTTGAGAAAATTAGAACAGCGTTTAACGCTCACGTGCATACGAGCGCAGCGCCTGGATCGCCAACAAGCACACCAGCTACACCCATGCCGTCGATGTCATTGCCCGCGTGCGAAGGGGTGAAAATACGATGATAAAACTTCAATGGAGCCCTAACGATTTTTCAGCAGACATCGCAACGAGCGGAAACATCATCACTGACGAAGGTCTTGCGACGTCAATCATCATATCATTATGCACAGACCAGCTTGCAGACGACACGCGCACAGACAAAAGGGGATGGTGGGGTGACGCATACGCGGAAACAGACGGCGATAAAATCGGCTCTAGGATCTGGATGTTGCAAAGAAGCGCAATTAACAGCAAGCTACTTTCCCAAGTTGAGACAGTTGCAAAAGATTCTTTGCAGTGGATGCTTGAGGACGGCGTTGCTTCTAAAATAGATGCCAAGGCTTTACGTTTTGGCAATGAAACTGTTGTTCTTCGGCTTGATATATACAAGCCAGACGGTAACGTTTTTCATTATGAGACATCGTGGAGGGCTTTAGCCAATGGCATTTGATCGCCCAACATTACAAGTAATTATTGATCGAGTAAGAGCAAGCCTTGCGTCCTCATTGCCTGGATCTGACACGCGATTACGATACAGCGTAGAAGACGTTTTTGCGCGTGTATTTTCAGGCGCGATTCATGGCGTGTACGGTTTTGCACAGTGGATGTCACGGCAGATTTTTTTTGACACGGCAGAAGGCGCTTACCTTGAGCGCATCGCCCACAATTTTGGCATCGATCGCGTGCAAGCATCGGCATCAAGCGGAAACATCACGGCAGTAGGCGATGATGACACAGTGATACCAGAAGGCACAGAATGGACGCGAGGCGATGGAGTAGCGTACACAACGCTTGCGGATGCTACGATCTCAAGCGGCACGGCGACGGTGCAAGTGCGTGCACTTATCCCAAGCTCTGCAAGCAATGCGCTAGAATCGTCTATCCTGTCGCTATCAACGCCTATTTCAGGCGTTTCGCAAAACGCTACAGTGGCAAGCGGGGGTCTCTCAGGAGGGGCAGACGCAGAGACTGACGAAGCTTTGCGCGAGCGTCTTAGATTGCGACTCTCGACGCCTCCAAGGGGTGGAGGCGAAGGCGATTATGTGGCATGGGCGCTTGAAGTTGCTGGCGTTACTCGCGCTTGGCAGTTTCCAAACATGTATGGAATTGGGACGGTTGGCATTGCTTTTGTGCGCGACAATGACGACGACATCATTCCAAGCGATGGCGAAGTTGACGACGTGCAAGAGCATATTGACTCAGTTAGACCCGTAACCGCTGATGCAAGAGTGTATAAACTTGATGCTGTTGATGTTGACGTCACAATGTCAATCACTCCAGACACTCTCAGTGTGCGTTCTGCAATTGAAGCAGAACTTCAAAATCTTTTTTTTGAGAAATCAGGCCCAGGTCAAACTGTTTACCTCTCGCAAATAAATGAGGCGATATCAATCGCAAGCGGCGAAATTGACCACGCCCTTGCTTCTCCAACATCAAATCAATCCGCGACAAACCTTCAGATTTTGCGGCTTGGAAGCGTAACATTCACATGAGCTCAAAATACATTCAAACATTGCTTGCCCTTCTTCCGAGCGGAAGCGCTTGGAATAAATCAAGCTCATCAAATCTTTATAAATTTCTCGATGGTTTTACTGACGAGCTACAGCTTGCAGATGATCGAATTGTTCAGCTTTCGCTTGAGGCAAATCCAGGCACAGCGTCTGAAACGCTTGGAGACTGGGAGCGCATTTTAGGGCTACCAGAAAGCGGTGATGAATTTTATCCAACAGACGACGAAGGCAGAAGGCAAGCAATTGTCTCAAAATTAAACGGGTACACTGCGCCAACAATTTCAAGCGTGAAGGTAATTGCAGAGCAATACGGGATTGCTCAAGAAGACGTAAAAGTTACCGAATTTTTCAGCGCGCCTTTTTCATCCGGTGATCGCTCAGGCGATCCGGTAAATTCTGAACAATGGCACAGCGTCTATGACGTACACACGCCATACTTTGCAAATTACGAGCAATTTAAGCGCGCAATCAGAAAAGCAAAACACGACCACACGCTGCCGCGTTTTCGCTATGATTTTTATGAGCGCGCAACATTATCATCGTGCTCTTATGCGTATTATTTTGATGGTGTGTTTTATTTTACAACACAAGGCGGAGCGCTATACAC